ACGCAGGGAATACGAGCATCATTTACAAGACGCAAATCCAGGCTGATGGTACGGCGCTTGAAATCCCGACTGCTGCGGCTGAACTGCCGCTCGGTGAGATTGTGCGTTCCATTTACGGCTATCTCGGTTACATCATTCTTGGTACGGATACAGGGTTCCGTTTCTGTTCAACGGACACCGACGGCAATCTCACTGTCGGACCATTGGTGGAGACGGGTGCTGCGGTCGGGGCGATGGCTGGTATCGGCAAGTACGTCTACTTCGCGTGGACCAACTTCGATTCCACTTCGACAGGTATCGGGCGTATGGACATCTCGGTGTTCATTTCCCCGAACCAGCCTGCGTACGCATCCGATTTGATGGCGACTACGCAGGGTACGGTGCAAGCAATTCACGAGTTCCAAAACAAGCCACTGTTCACCGTCTCAGGGGTTGGCGTGTACACGCCCCACGCCACGAACCTTGTCACCTCCGGATACCTGCGATCAGGTATCTACAGGTGGGGTGTGCCGGACGCCAAGTTCATCCCCAAATTGGACATTCGTTGCTTGCCGTTGTCGGGTTCTGTCACCATGTCGGTTGCTTCTGACGGTGGGGACTTCCATGATTTTGCGACCCTTTCAACTTTGAACGTGAAAGAGAAAACGTTCGACGGGTTGGAGGACAAGATTTTTGAGGCAGAAATCAAGGTGACTTTGACCCGTGCTGCTAGTGCTACGACTGGTCCGACGTTGACCCGTTGGATGGCTAGGGCTTATGCTGCCCCGCTGCGATCCCAAATCTTCTCGGTGCCGCTTGTCATGCACCACAAGTTGTCTATCAATGGGCGGGAGTATTGGCAGGATGTGGACGCTGAGCTTGCCTATCTGCGGGATTTGGTGGAAACCCCCAGGGTGGTGACCTATCAGGAGAATGAGGAGACGTTCGCTGTGGTGGTGGAGAACGTGCAGATGCAGATAGCCCAGTTGGTGAACGCCCACCGTACGAACGATTTTGAGGGTACGGCTATTGTGGTGATGCGTAGTGTAAGATGATGAGCCGATGGCAGCAGTAACACGTAGACAGTACAAGGGCGCAGCCGCCCAGACGACGATCACTAACGCTTTGGCGTCTGGTGACACGTCGGCTACGCTCGCGGCGACGACTGGTTGGCCGACTGGTACTGAGCCGTTCTTTGTTGTTATCTCTCCTGGGACTGCGAGCGAGGAGAAGTGCAGCGCCACTATTTCTGGGTCGGTGTTGACTCTTACTCGCGCACAGGATGACACGACTGCTCAGAGTCATGCTTCGGGTGCGACGATTTATCCGGTGTTCACAGCGGATGACGCTGATGAGGCGAACTTCCTTGCGTCGAGGTATGCGGCGAAGGGTGACCTTGTGGCGTTCAATGGGACGACGGTTGCTGCGTTGGCGGTCGGTACGAATGATTATGTGTTGACGGCTGATTCGGGTGAGGCGACTGGGCTAAAGTGGGCGGCGCTTCCAGCCGAGGAAAACGACCAGAACATTCTCGCTGTACAAATCTTCGGCTAACATAGGAGACATATGGCTACATTCACTAAGAATCACCTGTCGGGTTCGACTGATGGGAAACTTATCAAGGTTGCTGCTACGGCGACACCTGGGACGACGATTCATACTGGTCCGACAAACACGTCGCATTTTCACGAGTTGTGGCTGTATGCGGTCAACTCGGATTCGACTGACCGCAAGTTGACGATTGAGTTTGGCGGTACTTCCTCGCCGGATGATTTGATTGAGCAGACGATTACTGCTGAGTCGGGTTTGGTGTTGATTGTTCCTGGGTTCGTTGTGCAAGGTAATGCGTCGGCGTTGGTTGTGCGTGCGTTTTGTGCGACGGCTGACGTGGTGATGATTGGCGGATACGTCAACGAGATTGCGTAAGGGGTAGCGATGCGTTACGGTGAACGTTTGCGTTCTGGCACAACTGTGGCGACGTGGACAAGCAGAACAGGCCGCCCAACTGTCATTCCTGTTGAGTATTTGGTCATCGCTGGCGGCGGCGGTGGTGCGACTTACGGTGGCGGTGGTGGTGCTGGCGGTTTGAACAACGGCTCAACATTTGTTGGTGTTGGAACCGTGACGGTGACTGTCGGTGCTGGTGGTTCTGGTGGCGCATCCGCCGCAAACGCTGGTTTAGGTGTTTCTGGTAATCCGTCACGATTTGGTGGTGTTATCGGTATCGGTGGCGGTTCTGGTGGTGCTGATAGTGAAATCAGTGCTGTGGCGCACAGTGGGCAAAACGGTGGTTCTGGTGGCGGTGCAAGCCTCAATCCCGTAGTAGGTGCTGGCGGTGGAACTGCGTTTCTTGGTCAGGGCAATGATGGCGGCACGGGTAGCACAAGTGCGCCGTACTATGGTGCTGGCGGCGGCGGCGGCGCTGGTGCTGTTGGTGGCAACGGAACTTCAACGACAGGTGGTGCTGGCGGTGCTGGCTCATCGTCGTTTTCAAGCACTTGGGCGACGGTCACATCAACAGGTGTGAATGTCGGTGGAACGCTGTATTACGCAGGCGGTGGTGGTGGCGCAACGACAAACGGTGGAGGTACGGGTGGTGCTGGTGGTTCTGGTGGTGGCGGTGCTGGCGGCTCTAGTGCGGCTGGTACGGCTGGCACAGCGAACTCAGGTGGTGGCGGCGGCGGCGGCGGTGGTGCTGGCACTAATCCTGGTGCGGCTGGCGGTAGCGGAATAGTGATTATCAGGTATTTGGAAACGGACCGAGCAAAAGCAGGTTTTTCTGTTACTGGCGGGACGACCTCAACTGGTAGCGGTTACACCTATCACACTTTTACTTCTTCGGGTTCGTTGGTGGTGGCATAATGGCGCATTTTGCAAACGTTGAAAACGGCGTCATCCGCGAGGTAATCGTGGTTTCAAACGATGACTGCGGTGGAGGAAACTTCCCAACAAGTGAACCGATTGGTCAAGCGTTTATTGCAAGTATCGGGCTTGTTGGTCAATGGAAACAAACCTCTTACAACGCCAATTTTCGTGGTAAGTACGCAGGTATCGGTGACACTTATGATGCGATCAACGACGTATTCGTAGCACCGGCCCCCGCCGACGAAAACTAATCGAGCGGCAACTCGTCGTCACCCCACAGCGACAACAACCACAACAAACCAGCAGCCAAAACTACACCCACGCCCACGAACAGGCATAGAAATACGCCTGCGCCAAGTGCTAGTCTTTCAACCATGACAAAGAAGCGTACCTCAAAGCCCAGCGTCAAAGTCGGCATCACCCACCAGCAATGGCAGATGTGCCTCTCCTACCTACGCTCGGCACTCGGAGCCGTCGTAGCCGTAGTCGCCACCCTCGACTACGAACCAATGGACCTAGCCAAAGCGTTCGTCGCAGCCCTCATCCCGCCCGTCCTGCGCTGGATCAACCCGAACGATCAGGCTTTCGGACGTGGCTCGGAAGCGTAAATACACAGGCACTAGCGACGGAGCAGCCCCAGGCAAACGGGCTGGCACAGAAGAGTTCGTCAAACAGGTAGCCAAACTCACGGGCGGTGCGTTGTACAACAACGGCACGTGGGTCGTGCGCAACAAACGCGGTAAAGAATCGCTGTCCGTCCATGCCACCGGCAGGGCAATGGACTTGTCCTACCGCAAGACTGGCTCCAAAGGTAAGCCAGATGGCAGAGAACACGCACGGGAACTAATCAAACTTCTCGTAGCCAACAACGAAGAACTCGGTGTTGAAATGATTTTGGACTATTTCCCCGCACCGTATGGGCGTGGCTACCGCTGCGACCGTCAAGCATGGACCAAGTACACACGCCACACCATTACCGGCGCCCCAGGTGGCGACTGGATACACGTGGAAATCTCACCCAAAATGGCGGACTCACCACAGGCAGTGAAGGCTGCTTTTGCTAAGGTGAAACCGATTTGAAATGGACATGGCCACCGCAAGCATCATCGTTGCTACCATTACGGCTGTTGGTGGAATCATTGTCGCGGTAATCAACAAGTTCCGCAAAGAAAACCACGACGATCACGCCTATGTTCGGGGTCTTCTCACCATGCTCTACAAGTCCCAGAACCGTATCGAACATAAAGTTGACCGAGTTGACGAACGGCTCACCAGTCACATAGAGTCACACGCATCGGAGGGGATGCTTGACAATGGGCGAACAGTACACCAAGATGGAGTTGAAACAACTAGCCAAGTTTCTTAGGAAGGTCTACCCAGGCGTCGGGGATCAAGACGAGCTGTGGAACCTGATTGAGAAAACAGAACAACTCGTAAAGGGGAAACATGGAACCAGCAACCGCAGGCGCCGAGATACTGATTGAGGCATACAACCTCATCACCGGTCAACGCCAAAACGATTACGACCACCCGCTAGAGGACTATTCGCGCACAGTCGACATCTTCCGATCCATCACCGGAATCAACCTGAGCGCAGAAGAAGGCATCCTGTTTATGATCTGCGTGAAGTTCTCACGGTTCGCCAATGAACTACAGAACGGTCTGAACGTACCCGACAATCTTCGGGACGCCGCCGGATACATCGGCTGTTTGAAGATGGCGATGGAAAAGCAACGCCAAGACGAATCCGATGTCGACCGCATCTTTGACCAGTTGCATAAGCGCTTCAAGACAGGGGAATCAACATGGGGCTGATGGACGAAATCAACGCCGACGCACGGCCACGCACCTACGCCACCAAGATTGACGAACTGAAAGCCAAACTTTCGGAGGAAGACTTTGAGGAGTTGATGGAAGCGATAAACGATCCGACTATCAACCAGAACGCGATACGTCGAGTGCTACGCGCTCGCGGTGTCAGCGTGTCATCAGGTTGGCTGTGCCAGTTCAGGACGGGCACATGAGCCTCAAAGACCAGTTCGCTGACGAGAACGAAGCACTCGCCAAAGCCGACCTCATCAAAGCGAGACGCGAACGCGACATCGCCACAAAAGAACTGACCCGTATCCGCGAGGATTTGGACAAAGCGAACCGTGCCCTATCTATCGTGTCATCGGTGGAACAAGCACACCTGGAACCCCCGAAGTGGATGACCCCCGCCAAACCGAAGTCATCGGCAGCGACCCTGCTACTGATGCTGTCAGACACCCACTTCGATGAAGTAGTCAACCCAGACGAGGTGGAAGGGTTGAACGCCTACAACCGTGAGATAGCCGTCATGCGCCTGCACAAATGGGCCACCAACACGGTCAACATCGCCCGCCACTATCTTGCAGGTGTGGACTACGACGGTGCGGTACTCATGTTGGGTGGCGACATTTTCTCCGGTGACATCCACGAAGAACTAGCCCAAACCAACGAAGATTCGATGATCGGGTCGGTACTGTTCTGGTCGGAACAGATAGCTGCCGCTGTTGAAGTGTTGGTGTCAGAGTTCGGCAAGGTGCATGTGCCGGTCGTAATCGGTAACCACGGGCGTATGTCTCGTAAGCCGCGCATGAAACTGCGAGCCAAAACAAACTTCGATTGGCTGCTCGGCAAGATGGTGGAGAAACATTTTGCGAAAGACAAACGGGTCACCTTTGACATCCCCGAAGGTACCGATGCTCTCGTGTCCATCTACGAATGGAACCATCTGTTGAGCCACGGCGACCAGGTATCAGGCGGTGGCGGTATCGGTGGTATCTATCCGCCGATTATGCGGATGCGGGCACGCAAAGCGCAACGGTATCTCACCACCGGACAAGACTTCTCAACACTTTGGATCGGACACTGGCACCAATACCTGCCATCACCACATCTGGTTGTCAACGGCAGCTTGAAAGGGTATGACGAGTATGCGTTCATCAACAACTTCCAGTTCGAGCAACCGCAGCAGGCGTTGGCTGTGGTGACACCGAAGCACAACATCACGTTCCACGCCCCAATTTTTTCTGCGGATCGTAAAGCCGAGAAGTGGTAACCGATGTCCACCTGCCCGTGGTCGCTTGTGGCAATCCATTGGATTGACGCATTTGACTCATCGAACGGGTGGATTCACACGAAAGATTACGCACCGAAACCGCAACATGTGGTGTCGGTCGGCTGGCTGTGGCCCGACCTACTCGAAGGTTACTTGTCGGTAACTTGTTCGTGGTGTCCTGAAGAAGAACCGGAACTCGACAGCGTAGGTATGGTGACCCACATCCCGTTGGGGATGGTGCAACGAGTCGTCACCCTCGGTGAACCTGATTGGTGTTTGACTTCGTAGCACCCCACCTGTAAGGTGATAAGCAACAACAACCAAAAGGGGATAAGCAATGCTTACACAAATACCGAAACCCGAACACGGATCACAAGCTTGGCTTGAAGTCCGCTGGCGCAACGACAACGGCGAAGCCCGCATCGCAGCCTCAGCGTGCGCCGCAGTCCACGGCCAACATCCGTTCATCACAATGGCAGACCTCGCCAACGAACTGCTCTCCGAAACGCCACCGCAACCCAAAGAGCCGAACTCTGCAATGCTGCGAGGCACCACACTGGAAGCACCGATCCGCGAATGGGCAGCAAAACTGCTCGGTCACCCACTCACCGAACCCGACACCCTCTACCGTTGGGACGAGCCAGGTGTACGCCTAATCGCCACCATCGACTCAATGAGTCAAGACGGCAGGGTGTTCGAGCAAAAGACAACGAACAAGATTTGGCGTGGCGAACTCCCCGACTACTGGTATTGGCAAGGCGTCCAACAAGCCATCTGCACCGGAGTCTCAGAGATCACGTGGATTATCTTCGACTCCACTCTCGACCTGCATTTCCATGTTCAGCCGGTGTCAAGCGACGAGAAACAAACCCACATTGAAGCATGTCGCAGGTTCTTGGCCGCTATCGACATGGGCATCTACCCTGATGATGCCGTCGTCGAATACCGGCACGTCCAGGAACGTCACCCCGAAGGTGAAAAAAGCAAAGAAGTGGAACTGCCGATGTCGGCACTTGCCACCATCGAGCGACTACTGCTTGCCAAAGAGCAGATCAAGTCGGCTGAAGCAGCTGAGGATGCTTGCAAAGCAGAACTGTGCGCCATTCTCGGTGACGCAGAGTACGGTCTGATTCAAGACGAGTTGGTGTGTACCTGGAAAACCAGTCAACGTGAATCGTTTGACTCCAAAAAGTTCCAGAAAGAACATCCCGCGTTGTGGGACAAGTATCGCAAGACAACTCCGGTACGCACGTTCAGGGTGAACAAGTGACCACGTACAACAAGGCTTACTATGACACACCCGCAGGTAAGGCTAAACAGAAGCGGGCAAATCAGCGGTTGCAAACCAAACGCAAACTTGCGTGGCAATGGTTGGCGGCGAACCGTCCAGATGTAATTGAAGAAATCAACAACCAAATCAACAAGGAGAACCAATGAACCTGCAAGACATCCTCACCAAATACGGTGTACCCGACCCGTCCATCGTCGGCAAACTACCTCGCGGTGGCATCACCCTCGACTTCGTAGGGCACGCTGAGATCACCAAGATTCTGATTGAAGTGGACCCGAACTGGTCATGGGAGCCGGTGGCATGGACAACCGACGGACGGCCCGCTATCGCAACAGTGAACGGTATGGCTGTCATGTGGGGCAAACTCACCGTGCTAGGTCAAACCCGTCTCGGTGTCGGCTCAGCCCGCCACGACAAACCAGACCTGGACAAAGAACTGATTGGTGACTTCCTGCGCAACGCAGCGATGCGATTCGGTATCAGCCTGAGCCTGTGGTCGAAGTCTGAGTGGGAAGAACAGCAGGCTGCACCTCGTAAGCCTGCCGAACCGAAACCGGTGTCGCAAGATTTCGTCACCAAGTTTCGTGACGCCTGCGAAAAGAAAGGCATCAACCCCGACGACGTAGCGAAAGCTGCCGGTGTTGACTTGGCTGCGGTGACCGATGCGGATGCACCGAAGTTGCGGGACGCTTTCAAACAAGCAGAAGTCAAACCTGCCACCATCGAAGATGTGAAGCACGTGTTCGGGGAACAGGTCAGGGTGGTTGCCGAATCCAAGCCCGACAATCCGACGCCGAAGAACCCTGGTGAGCCGGCAACGAAACCGCAGCTCGGCAAGATTCGTGCGCTACTGAACGCCAAAGGTATCTCGTCGTTCACTGAAAAGACTGAGGTGTGTGCCGATCTCATCAACCGTCCGATTACCAAGTTGGAACAGTTGACTCAGGGTGAGGCGTCACAGTGCATCGACATCCTTGACGCGAGGGTGTCGTGACCGATGAACGCAAAGGGGAATGTCAAGGCAATAAGGACCGATGTACCCTGGACAACTGCCCGCTGTTTGGCACTTTGGGACGACCCGACCGTCGTGGCGTACGCCGAATTAGAGGGTGTGCCGATCCTGCCGCTCGCGGTCGTAGAAATCGGACTAAAGGGGATGCGAAGGCGCGTCGTGCCCGTAAAAAGTTGGGGTTGGGCGGTCACCTTACACGTCACGAGGAGAACTGGGGTGGTGCTTTTCGTACCGAGATCAAAGCAGGCTTGCAGGTCGGTCCGATTGCTACCCGTTTCTACGCCGCTAAAGCCCAGTCTGATGCGGCGAAGGCGTTGGGCGACATTCGCCCGTTCGTAATGGTGGCGATGCCTGACGGCACTACTCGTGGCATTGTGCTTATGGATTTGGACGAGTTCAGTGACCTTGTTAGTCTGCTTGCGTGAGACTGTATTTCGGGCATAGTCCCGACGACGCAACCGAAATCGAACAGCAAGTCCAAAACTTTGAGGCCGCCACCTGTGTTATCGGGATGGCTGCCCTGGTTGCTGCTGCGGGTCCGGACGGATTCGAGGAGGACGAGTTGGATGTGGTGATGATCGGGGCGTCTCCGGCTGAGGTGACAAAGATGGTGTTGCAAGCGTTGAGTTCGCTGGTAGAAAGGGCTTGGCCGGATCACGAGTGGTCGTGAACTAGGGTGAAGGGGGAACATAATGGATTGGGTTGTGCGCCTGTTCGCAGGTTTGACGGCGACGTTCGCGGTAGTGGGATTGTGGGGGGTTTCCGAGCCGACCCCCACCATACCTACCCCCACCCCTGTTGTGACGCTTAGAACGCTTCCTATTGCGTCTCAGACCCCTTCTACGACCACTACCACCACCCTGCCGGTGCCAGCTGACGCCCTCTGCCCCCAATGGTGGCCCCTCGCCATCGAGGTCGGCTGGACACTCGACCTGCTACCCACCCTGGACTATGTGATGTGGCGTGAATCCCGATGCGACCCCACCCAACACAACACCACCCTCAACCGAGACGGCTCCACCGACGTCGGGTTGACCCAAATCAACGACCGATCATGGTGCCTGCCGACCCGCTGGTATCCGAAAGGATACTTGCAAACCATCGGCGTATTACCTACTGTTGGATGCGAACAGCTATTCGACCCGCAACTCAACCTCATCTCAGCGAAAGCGATTTACGACTATGCCCTCCAACACAACAGAAACGGATGGCAGCCGTGGGGACTCTAGGTACACCTACATGGAACTGCTAAGCGAATGGGCGCTCACGGACAAAGGCCAAGACTGGAAAGATGAAGCAGCCTGCCGAGGTGTTGAAGGTGACTTGTTCTTTCCAGGGGACAACAACCAGTACAAACCGGAAGCGTTCACGATTTGCAACCAATGTCCGGTACGGGAACGCTGCCTAATGTTTGCAATGAACAACCACATCGCCTACGGTATTTGGGGTGGGATGACACCACCGCAACGACAACGATACAAAAGGAGCTTGTAATGATTCTCAGGGGAGACGTCAGAGAAATGTTAGGTCAGCTCGCTGACTGTTCAGTCCAAGCGTGCGTGACTAGCCCGCCCTATTGGGGACTGCGCGACTACGGAACAGCATCATGGGATGGCGGCGATTCGAACTGCAATCATCAGCCACCAGATGAGGCTCCAAATAGCCCCAAGATGACGTCTGGGCAGAAGACTTCGCACGCTGGGCGATTTGCTGGACCGAACTGTTACAGGTGCGGTGCGACCCGTGTTGATTCACAACTCGGCTTAGAGCAGACACCCGACGAATACGTCGCACAGATGGTCGCCGTGTTCCGTGAGGTGCGCCGCGTGTTGAAGGATGACGGGGTGCTGTGGCTCAACTTGGGAGACTCCTACGCCGGTAATAACTCACGGGCATCCAACAACGGCAGAGCCGGATTTGGCAACGAAAGAGAAGGCGTATTTACCAAAACCGGCGAAGGATTGAAAACGAAAGACCTTGTTGGTATCCCGTGGCGGGTAGCGTTCGCACTCCAAGCAGACGGCTGGTATCTACGCCAAGACATCATTTGGCACAAACCCAACCCGATGCCCGAATCCGTCACCGACCGTTGCACCAAAGCCCACGAATACCTGTTCCTCCTCACCAAATCCGCCAAGTATTACTTCGACAACGAAGCAATCAAAGAACCGTCAGCACAACTTGGGAAAACCAACATCCGGTTCGGCGGCAATAAATACGGTGACAGCAACGACCCGAAACACGCCACCAAATCGGGCAACGAATACACCGACAACGGCACCCGCAACCGCCGATCTGTGTGGACCATCCCCACCAAACCATTCAAGGGCGCACACTTCGCAGTCATGCCCGAAGCCCTCGTAGAACCATGTATCCTCGCCAGCAGCCGTGAAGGAGACACAGTACTCGACCCGTTCCTCGGATCAGGTACAGTCGGACTCGTAGCCCAACGCCACAACCGGCGATGGGTGGGCTGCGAACTCAACCCCGAATACGCCAAAATAGCAGAAACAAGAATCAGCAAAGAAACCAACATCTTCACGGAGGTATCATGAGCGACAACCAATCCATTTTCTATGAGGCGTGGATTAGCGATCTGCAACGCGACCTCGACAGTCTGCGAGAAGATAAACGAGAACTGCTACGCAAAGTTGCACAACTCGAAGAACTCGTGGCAGAATACGGCAATAAACTAACCAACCTCATCCAACAAAGGGGAGACGAATAATGTCAGCAACATGGTACAAACTCAAAGACGAAACGTGGGGCGTGAAAGTACGTCACGACGGCCAACCAGGAGAACAAGTGGAAGTCACCAACAAAAAAGGTGAAACCAAAACCGTGTTCCTTGACAAGCGTGTCGCAAAGTTTGATGACGCCCAGCTTTGGTCGGTCAGCGACGAAGCCCCAGCAGTCGAACACAAAACATTGGACGAAGAACCGTTCTAATGTTCGTCAAACAACACCGGCTTCCATACGAACCTTTGGAACGCATGTTCAACAAAGAAATCACCGGTGCAGACCTATGCCAAATAACCGAAGTAGCAGAATCCACCGTGTCAAACTGGAAGAAACATGGCATCCCCGAACCGCAAGCAGACAGAGTTGCCGTCCGACTCGGACTCCACCCAGCCTCCATTTGGGGAGATCAGTGGTGGGATTTGGCGAACCTGCCAGCATTGCGGGACGGTGACACGGGCACTGACCCCACTGCCCCAACACGTTCACGACACGTGCGAATGTCCGTGTCATGCGTGGCGGATGGGCAAACTGAACTCGATGGACAACAACTGGAAGAAAAAGAAACCCAATGGCAAACGAAACAAAAATAAAATGTAACCACTGCCAAACCATCGTGGTTCACGACCGACGCAACATCGTCGGCTGCGGCTGCGACCCCGATGCCCCACAATGGTGCTACATCCAACCCGACGGCAAGGTTAGAGGGTTCAGCCAAGCATCATGGGAAGTGTTGGAATGAAAGTATTGTCACTGTTCTCAGGTGTCGGCGGGTTCGACCTCGGCTTGGAACGTGCCGGTATGGAGACGGTGTTTCAATGTGAATGGGACAAACACGCAACCAAAATCCTGGAGAAGCATTGGCCCAACGTGCCACGCTGGACAGACGTGTCCACCCTCACAGGTGAACACATCCTTCCCCACGCACCTGTCATTGACGTCGTTGCGTGGGGATCACCATGCCAAGACCTATCAGTCGCAGGCAAACGAGCAGGACTACAAGGCGCACGGTCAGGCTTGTTCCATGAAGGAGTCAGAATCATCAACGAACTAAGGGGGCTAACCAATGGAAAATACCCAGGAATCTCTATTTGGGAAAACGTCGCAGGAGCTTTGTCTTCCAACAAAGGCAACGACTTCGGTGTCGTCCTCAACAAAATGGTTGAAGCAGGGGCGTGTTTCAGCGAATGGGCTGTGTTGGACGCACAATACTTCGGAGTCCCCCAAAGGCGTAGACGAGTGTTCCTCATCTCTGTCTTCGATACTGCAACCGCAGCAAGATGTCCCGACCCGCTACTACCTGTCAGCGAAAGCATGCGAAGGAATCCTCAGGCGGGCAGAAAGAAGAAACAAAACCCTACCGATACAGTTGCATCAAGCGTTGACGAATGTAATCAGCCAATGATTGCATTTAGTCACACACAAGGACTCTCGGCGCAACCATCAGAAACCGCTTGGCCTACCTTGCGCAGAGAGGGAAGCGGTCAAGCCGTTGCGTATGTATTGCGTGATCAAGAAGGAAAACCAGGCGGGGGCAAAGGTCCGCTTGTGTCACGCGAGATGTCGTTGGCAATCAAAACCGGCAACGACCAAAAACTGTTCACGCCAACAATGGCGGTACGCCGGCTCACCCCACTCAAATGTGAACGGTTGATGGGCTGGCCTGATGACTGGACCGCAGGACAATCAGACACCCACCGATACAAACAATGCGGCAACGGCGTCGCCTCACCCGTCGCAACATGGATCGCACAACAACTACTCAACATCGACAAATGAGACGCACCACACGCTACGAATGTCCACGCTGCGGACAAACCGTAACCCTCTACGTCCGTCCGTCCGTCCCGCCGATCTGCCGCAACCCGAAAGCTCACGGCTCAACCGCCGTAACAATGGCGACCCGCCCAGGAAAGAGAGAGTAACCGGACGGGCCGCCACCCGAAACACTAGCGGTCAAATAACCCGCTTGGGAGGCAGCCGTGCGAACTCCACCCGCGATACCTCACGCACCTCAACACCCTTCCACCCGCACTGCTCAACCGCCGACTGCGCCGACTCCCGCCGCCCCCATAAATACGCCACGTGCTTTCGTGATGTGAATGTCCGCCCGCGCCACTTCCACTCGCCCGCCCAATACTTCCCGTCGCGCAACCTGACGACGACGAACACCGTCTTGCGTGGTCGAGGCTGCCTGATCTTGTGTGCGAGGCGCCGGAATAGGTATCGGCTCAACGGTTGCGCCGATACCAGGCACGCCACGCAAGGTAGCTAATGCCTGCGCTGCCAACGAACCTAGCCGCCCACACTCCGTAGCCGTCGCTCGGATCGCCCGTCGCCACCCCCAATAAGAGAGTGGCGACGAACGTGGTCGTCATCGCATCTGAGAACGCCGTCCTACCGTTCATGGTAAGATTGCTTCGGGTCGGATTACTTCTAATAGTTCGGCCTTGCGCGCCATGTGAGCCTCAAAGGTCCATGCGTCACCTAGTTGGTGTTCTACCACCTGGTCGAGCGCCCATAGCACGGCATCTATCTGTTCTAGTTCTCGTGCCGTGTAGTTGCGTTGCCGGTTCATGCTGGCATCCCTGAATCTTCGGCGTCTGCAATCCACCAGTGGGATAGGTCTATGCCGTAGTGATCGAGAATGAATGTTCTCGCCGTGTCTGTTGCTTCCTCGTCGTTTCGTGCGGCGACCGTAGTTTGTATGGTGGCGTGGTCGTGCGCGAACGTCACTTGCCAAAAGGTTGTTCCGGCGCTCATGACTTGGCCTGCCATCCGCAATGCGAACAGCGTCCGCAACGAATCGAACCTCGGCGCCGCCTGCCAGTGACTTGAGCTTTCGTGAGGCACGGGTCTTGGTCTGCGTGTGTCGGGCATAGGAACGTGGCAAGCACGCTCCCGTCCGTGTGACGCGAGCAGGCGCACCTGATCTGAATGGTAGTAGTCATTACTTGCTCTCTTTCTGTCGGTTGTTGAGCTCTCGTGGTGCCGTGGTGACGATCACGAACTGGTATCGTGTGCGCCAGTCACGCGGCAATCTAACTGCGATGGTGTATAGGCCGCCGTTGTCGCCGGTGGCAGTCGTTCGGAATCGGTTGTTCTTCAACAGCCTGAACGTGTCCGCCTTGAATCCGCCGTTGAACTCAATCGGTGTCTCCACTCGGATCGTGTCGCCTGGTGCGAGCTTCGGTGCCGCTTTCTTGTTCGCGTGGTGTTCGCGTACTTTCTGGCGCCACTCGGCTGCGTACTCGTTCGGTGCTTCGCTCAACCGGTCGAGGAACGCGAGAGGGTACCCGTAGTCTGCGGGTCCCACGTCTTCGCCCATGATCTTCGTGCCGATCTCGCCGCGTGACTTGCGGACCAGTGCGACAACCGCCGTGAGTCGCCCCGTCTCTTTCTCGCGCATGAGCCAGTACTTTGCGCCTCGGTTGGCGACGATCTCGTATCGGCTTTCAGGCCACGATAACTCCCGCCGAACGTAATCTTCGGCTTTCTCCGTGGTGTAGGTGTAACTCCAACCCATGTCTGTTTCTCTCTTTCTGTTGTTGTTGTCGAGCTCGCGCCCGCTTGTAGATAACCTTAGTCTATCCGTCCGTCCGTTTGCAACACCGGTGCCACAAGTGAGCGAAAGGGTACGCGCCCACTCCCGCCGCGAGCGTCGCGCCCGCCGAACCCGTCACCGCCGCCACCGGCAACACCGCCCACAACGTCACCGCAAGCGACGGCACCACAACCCGCGAACCCGCCAAACTATGCCGAACCCCATCCGAAACACGCGCCACAATGCCCCAGGATCGACGAACCGACCCCCGCCCGCTATCTAGGTACCCCCCAGAATGTCGCCGCCTCATAGCTCGCGCCGGATGAAGAACCGCCACAGATCACGCCCGCAACCCTGGCACGCCCGCAACACAACCGCGAGCGGCACCAAGATCACGCCAAGCACGAACACCAGCCGCGCCGCCAATAGCATTAGGTCCGCCGTCATTCTTCGCCCCCCATGTCCTCGGCATGGATCGCCCACCCCTCCCACTTGCACGCCCATTCAATCGACTGACCCTGCACGTTGAGCAGATAGCGCCACGCCTCGGCCTCAGTGTTGAACCTTGCCCGCCTCTCACCGTCCCGCGAGACGGTCCAAACAGTCCCAGCAGACATTATTCCACCCCCACCTCTCGCGGGCCGTTATCTGTCGGCACAATCAACCGCACAACCCACCCGCGAGGGTCCCCGCCAATCTGGGCCGCAATGGGGCCGTGATCCGTTGCCGGTAGCTCGGCCACTAACCCCGCCAGGCGCTTCGACACTTGCGCGTATCGTTTCTCGATCCAGGCCGCGTGAGCGTTGAACCATTCGCCGGAATGGATGCCGTCGCCGCACTCGATCTCAGTGAGGCGCCGCAGTGTCTTCGCGTGCCGCGCAATAAGGCTGCACGTATCCTCAACCCGCCACGGGGTAACCCCGTAACGCGATAGCGCTATTGCGAGCGCTTGCCCATTCTTCGTAGCCATACCTAGTAGCTCTCTCTTTCTCTCTTATTCGGCCCCGCCGGATTAGCGGGCTACCTTGCACCGTGCCACGGAATCGAACCGCGACGAACCCGCCAGGGCACGGACCTAGAACCTATTCCGCGACGATAAACAACCCGCGCCGCGTCAAGCTCTCACGGAACAAAGCCACGGCCTCGCGGCGAGTGTACCCCTCAAAGTGCATAGTTTCGTAGAACGGGCCGCCCCACGGGTTGCCGAGCGGGTTACGGTCCCGAACCAGGGCCGTAACGTTCAACCCGCCGGACGGGAACGATCTTTCGACAGTGACCGCGCCCGCGCTCATTGCGCGCCCCGCTCATAACGCGCCCGAAGAACGCTAACGGCGTCTTCTATGTCGTCAAGTGTCGCCAGATCGATGACAGACGGCGTGCCCCATGTCCGGCCCCGCATGTCTTCGGCCCACCCCATAACCGAGCTTAGAACGTCTTCCGTTCTTTGCTCATTGATCTGACGCCGCATTATCTGGCGCCGAATCTCCCTTACTGCCTGGCCCATGTCTAATAGCTCTCTTTCTGTCGGCCCCTTGCCGACACAATCAAAGATAAGGGATACCCTTATTCGTTGCAAGTGTAGCCGCCAAAAGTAACACAACCGCAACACACACAACCCGCCCCGCCAATAACTAGGCGCAACGCTATCCCAGATACTTTGCCGCCGCCCCGCGTTGCGTCTTGCCGTGGCGTCCCCGCGTTGCCGGCGATGCCACTGGCGGGGGGTGGGGGGTGGATCACGGTGGACGGTGGCGAGCTTGCTCGCCGCGTGATCGTGGACCGGTGGCGACATCGACAGGACCGCCCCCACGTCGCGGGGGGTATGCCCGCGCACCCGTCCCCCTATGTACGTATTAGGTGTTTTCTGTGTGGTCATTTTTGTGGGTGGCGGCGCCGTGTGACCCAGGGAGGCAGGGAGGGGAGGTGGGGGGTGGGGCGGGGTTGCTGGTTATCTTCTGTGCTGCGGTGGGTTGGGCCTGTTCTCGAAGTCGTGTGTGTGGAACCGGTAGCAACCGAACGTAGTGAGGGCGCTAGGACAACTGAGCGTATGCGAAGGCGTCAGGCTCTTGACCTTTTTAGCCCCCCCAAGTTCTGTTTTACGCCTGAACCCGTCTGTCTTGATACCGAAAGAAGGCGACCATCTTCGGTCCCCTTTTCAGGCCACTATTCGCGTGCGATCTAACCATGCTGCCCCAACCGATGATTGTGGTTGGGAGGAATGTAATCGTTTAGCGTCCGTATTCTTGGGGTGTTGTGCGCGTCTCTCGACGTGGCGGTGTTGAGTGTAGCAGAGGTTTGCGTGTTTGCAACTTGGTGGACGTGATCGGAGTTGAACCGATGTTCCACTCCCCAAAGGTGGTCTTGCCTTGCACGCCCTTAGGTGCCGGTCGGTGCCAACAACCCGTTCGCACAAACCCGTATGCGATTACACCGACCGGCGTAATGTATGCTAGCAGGCACGATGGCACGTCGCGCTCCGAAGAATCCGATCAACGACATCGTGGATACGGTTGGTGGCTGGTTGGGTGGTCGTGGTCCTGGGACGAATCCGCAGGTGCAAGCTGCGATGCAGGCCACTCGTGCTATTGCTCGTACGGCGGATACGGCTACTGGCGGGTTCGGGCAGGCGCTTCTTTCTGATGCTCAACGGATGGCGATGACTGGATCGTCGACGCCTTCGGCGTTGTACAAGACGGCTGCGGTGAATCTGGGGGCTGCTGCTGCTGGTGTGGGGGCAGCGAAAGTGGTTGGGAAGGCAGCAAGTAAGGTCGTCGAGTCCGGTGTCCCTGCCCGCATAGTCAATAAAGCGCGTGGAGAAATAGTTGGCTTGCACGGTTCTCCAACCCAGGGCTTGAAAGTCATTGAGCCACGCATCCCCACCAAAGGCCCCAACAAAGGAAAAGGTGAGCAGGTTTATCTATTCCGCACAGACCAATCCCCTGCCAGAAACGCGAACCTTGCCAAATTTGGGAAACAGAATACCGACCTTTCCGACAGCATCGAACTATCCCGAAAGTATGCAACTGGTGAAATGGGTTGGCTAAAACCCCAAACGCCAAGTGGACAGGGTTCTGTTTATGTTGTTCGCACCCCAACGAAAACCACGGATTTGTCCCAAGAGACACTAAATCGCGGAATCTTGGCCACTTCGTCTACATCAAAAGCAAAAGTTGTTTCAGAAATACAATTAGGTAGTAAATCTCCTGAACAAATAGCGGCTGAAGTAACCAAAAAACTGAAGCGTTCGGGCGTAAAGATTCCTAAAAAGAAGTAATGCCTGCTGGTCGTTCGGGGAGACGTCAAATCCCGCCACAAGACGTAGCCCGCTACTGGCAATCCAGGGCAGCAGGCATGTCGATGAAGGATGCTGCCGCTATCGCCGGTGTGCATGTGAACACGGTCGCAAAATGGGAGGCGAAGAAACGTAAAGCCCAAGCCGAAATCAAGTTGGCTGAGGTTGAGGTTGGTCAGGTTCGCAAAAAGCAGGGTGGTGTTCAGGCTGAAGCGTGGAAAGCGGCGATGGATGTCGCTGATCTACCGCCAGTTATCCCGTATGAGCGTCTAAGCCCAGAAGCGCAGAGGGGTTGGGATGATTTCGATTACTTCCGCCGCCGCTACTTGGGTCGTGTTCCTAGCCCGTGGCAGGTGGATGCTGCGTACAAGATCGTTCAGATGTTGGAATCGCCCGAAAAAGAGTTCATTTGCATCAACTGTCCCCCAGGTGCCGGTAAATCTACGTTGTTTCACGACTTCGCCTGTTGGATGATTGTAAGAAACCGAAAGATTCGTGTACTTATCGGCTCAGCTACGCAAACGTTGGCGAAAATGTACAGCCGTCGTATTAGGGAGACGTTGGAACGTCCGTTCCCTCTCAGCCCCGACCCGATCCTTGTAGAAAAAGGGTTGGCATTGAACGCCGAAGGGTGCCTCTCTATTGACTATGGAAGGTTCAAACCGTCATCTTCGGGTGCGTTGTGGCGTGCCGAGGAGTTCATCGTTGAACAAGAAGACCTCTCAGGTTTGGATAACAAAGAGCCGACGGTTTCGTCGTACGGTATTGACTCAGAGTTCATTGGACATCGTGCCGATCTCTGTTTGTTCGACGACGTGGCAACCCCAGAGAACGCCAAAGAGTCCGTTGCACGTGACAAACTTTTGGAACGGTGGGATACCGTGGCTGAGGCACGTGTCGACCCAGGTGGTTTGCTCGCTGTCATCGGGCAACGTCTCGGACCAGGTGACCTCTACGCCCATTGTCTCTCCAAAGTGACTTACGAGGAAGACCCTGACGCGTATGACGGGTCCGACGTCACCGACATTTCCGACGTCAAGGAACCAGAAAAAAAATCCAAGTACACCCACTTTATTTACAAGGCGTACTACGACGAGTTGGATACAGGTAGGGAATCCCGTAAAACTACTGCACCACCGTGGCCCAACGGACCACTACTCGACCCGTACAGGTTGTCGTGGAAAGACTTGTCGTACCTGAAACATTCAACACCAGCGAAGTTTGAGGTGATCTACCAGCAGCAGGATTTGGCGCAAGGCCAGTATTTGATTGAGCGTGTTTGGGCGACTGGCGGAATGGGCAACGATGGGGTGCTTTATCCTGGGTGTATTGACGGCGACCGTAAAGCCGGTTACATACCTGGCGGACTAGAACCCCCGATCATCTCGATAGCGTCCGTTGACCCAAGCCCGACGAACTTTTGGGCTGTGCAATGGTGGCTGTTTCAACCGAACACCAACCTGCGTTATTTGATAGACGTTGAACGGACACGACTTACCGCTGAGGAGTTATTGGGGTTTGATACCAGCTCTCGTGAGTACGGCGGAATAATGGAGGTTTGGCAGAACAGGTCGTTCGAGATGGGTTACCCGATCTCCCATTGGATTGTGGAAGTGAACGCTGCTCAACGGTTCTTGTTGGCTCACGATTTCGTGAGAAAGTGGCAAGCCCTCCACGGGGTTCTGGTGGTTCCTCATACGACCTCTAGGAACAAACTAGACGAAAACCTCGGCGTGGAAGCGTTGCTGCCCCCACTGTGGAGAGCAGGTCAGGTTCGCTTGCCGACGATGCGGGAGAACTGGAAGACGCTCGCTTTCATCGAAGAAATGTCGTCGTGGACTCGGAACAAAAAGAACGGTACCGACCTTGTGATGGCCCACTGGTTCGCAGAGTTGCACATGCCTCAGCTTGGTCCGGTGAAGCGTCCACCTCGCATGTGGCGACCAACCTGGATTTGATGTGTTATCCTAAGAGACACTATGGCTAAGAAGCGTGCGACAGGCAAGCGTCGTGGTTTAGATGATTACGGCCAACCTGTTGATTTGAGCAAAGATGCTGGAAGGTCTTACGAAAGAGCAAAAGAATCGGCAAGTCGGCTCGCAGACGAACTTTCCAAAATCAGAAAACCTACTTCCGCTGACAGATTTGAATACATGTCGGACATCAAACGCAACGCCAGAAATGCCAGCGACATTCTTCGCAACAAAACTACAGAAAAAAGTCCAGCAGGATTTGGTTCTCGGCGCACCAAAATCTCCCAAGCCATCCAACTTCCTGCAGCAAAAACCAATCCGCTTGCTGGGAGAACAGTGGAGTTTGGCACTCGTTCAATGTTGCAAGGTCTTCGTTCATGGATTGCTGGTGGTGGCGGTTCACGTCTCACTGGACGCTAAAGGGGTTGACCATTGAGGTCGCTTGACGAAATCGTAGAACTGTACCACCAGCGCCGATTGGCGGCTGGACCTGTACATGAGCAGATGCGCCGCGTGCGCGACCTCGCTAACGGTGATGTCGTGGTACCGCTCAACGAGTTGGACCGCAACGCCAAAACCAATGTAGCCAACCTGCTTGTACAAGGGTTGGATCAGATGTCGATGCGTGTCTCATCCACGATGCCGTCACCGTATTTTCCGCCGGTGAAGGAAGGTTCGGAGAACGCCAAGAAGTATGCGCGTATGCGCAAAAAGGCGATGCTCGGCTTCTGGGATGAGAACCGTATGCAGATGAAACTGCGTCGCCGTGCCCGACACCTGCTCGCCTACTCGTCATCGCCAGTGTTCATCAAACCTGATTTCGCTACGTTGACTCCGAAGTGGGTGGTGCGTAACCCGTTGGACACGTTCGCTGCGCCGATGGAAGACGACGAAGTAGTACCAGAGAACTGTATTTTTACTTCCCGCGTATCAGCATCATGGCTGCTCAACAACTACGGTCCGCTTGTCGCAGATCAGTTGCGTTTCGGTCGCGTTGACTCCGACGCCCGCTACACACTTCTCGAATACGTGTGCGGAGAATCCATGCAACTCGCCGTGTTGGGTGCCGAGGATAATCCTGAACTTACTCAGTCTGAGCGTGCAGGTTTGGAAGCAATCCTTTTGGAAGCAATCCCGAATCGTACCGGTATGCCACTCGCAGTCGTACCCAAGCGCATCACGCTCGACAAACCGCGAGGACAATTTGATGGTGTACTCGGAATGTACTACACCCGTGCCCGTTTGCAAGCGTTGACAGAGATCGCTATTGAGCGCGGCATCTTCCCCGAAGAATACTTGGTTGCACGCCCAGGCGAAAACCCAGAGATTCTCCAGTTGGCTGACGGCAAGTCAGGCATTTTGGGTGTTGTCAAAGGTGGCGACATCCAACAGTTGCAACTAAACCCTGGCTACAAAACCGACACCGCCCTCGACCGCTTAGAGCGCCAAGAACGGCTTGAAGGTGCGATACCTGCCGAGTTCGGCGGCGAATCCGCAACCAACATCCGAACCGGTCGACGAGGCGAAGCCGTCCTGTCTGCAACGGTGGATTACCGTGTACAAGAAGCACAAGAAACCTTCGCCAACTCCCTACTGCATGAAGATAAAATCGCAATCGCACTCGAAAAAGCCTATTGGGGTGACACCACCAAAACGTTCTTCCTTTCTGGTCGTACGACACAGGGACAGGAAACGTACACGCCGAACAAAGTGTGGCAAACCGACTTCCACTATGTCGCATACTCGGCTGCCGGTTCAGACGTCAACTCGCTGATTATCGGATTGGGTCAACGATTGGGTGTCGGGCTGATGTCCAAAGAGTCTGCCCGTGAAGCCGACCCGCTTATCTCGGACCCCGATTTGGAACATGATCGCATCATCGCAGAAGGTGTTGAAGCGGCATTGCTGTCGTCAATTCAGCAGCAGGCAGCCAACCCGCAAGGCCCGTACCAGCCAGACGACTTGGCGTACCTAACGAAACTGGTTGTCGAGCAGGATGTTCCACTGTTTGATGCGGTGCGTCGTACGAACGAACGGGCACAGGAACGTCAAGCGATGGCAATGCCTGAAGGCGCACCGGAAACGATGCCAGGGTTGGCGTTGCCTGGTATGGGTGCCGAGGCACCAATCGCAGGTCCGGCTGGGGCACCACCCATTGAGGCTCTACTAGCGCAACTGGGGGCGTAAATGAGTGACACCGCATACAACGAAGGTCCAGCAATGATGGCCGCCCGCGGACAAACATACGGGAAACGCAAACAGCAAGAAGAAGCCCAGCGTGCAGTACCGATGCGTCAAGCACCAACAGATGTTGCGGTACAACAGCCGACACGCCGCCCCGCACCGATGGCACCTGGGGCTTTTATGCGTCCCACCGAACGCCCACAGGAACCAATCACCGCTGGCGCACCGTTCGGCGCAGGCCCAGGACCAGAAGCAGCCGGTATCCTGCCAGCAGTACCCGCAGATCGTGACGTTCTTTCGACGCTTCAGTATTTGAATCAGATGTATCCGAACAGCGATTTGCAGAATCTAATTGACGATTTGATGATGGGGGGCTGATGCCTCAGCTTGACCCCAAAGAAGAACAAATCATTTTCAACACGCTGCGCGATGAACAGTCACGCATTGAACGCATGTCGGTGGTTGCATCACCCGAACTGTCGGAACGTATCGGCTCAATCTACAAAAAGAATCCAGCGATGCCAGCAGGTGTCGTTTTGGCTTCAGCGCAAGCAGGTATTCCAGACGAAATCATTGACCAGATGGGAAACCAGTTCGCTGAACAAAAGATTCGCAACGCCGAATTAGGCAAACCAAAGAAACCGAAAAACTGGTTCCAACGCAATGTCTACGACAAGTTCAAGACAGCGACCCGTTACATGTTTGCTGGGTTGGAGTTCCCGTTGCAAACCATTCAGGGTGGTGCTGCTCAAATCTTTGCCGACAACCCCGACGGTATCGACGGATGGTTTGCATCCACCGATCTTGGTTCGCTCATCAAAAACGATGAGTTGGCTGGCGAAGGATTCTTTATCGGTGGCGAAGCCAAAACATTACAACAGCAACGAGTTGAAGCGTATCGAGGTAAAACAAGTGGCGGTCAGGCGTGGACCATTGGGCGTGGTTTGGCAGGCGTCGTTTCAACCGAGGACAGTCTTGCCTACAACCTGATGTCAGGTTTAGTTGACGGTGCTATCGCCGTCAGCGTGCCTGTGTTGCCTGGGTTCAAGCAGGCTGCTGGTGCGGTGAAAGCCGCGCAGGAAGCCGGCAAAGGCGGCAAGTTCATTCGTGGTGCCGATGTTGCATTTGACATCGTTCGTGGCAAGGGTACCGCTATCCGCATGTCGGAAATGACTGGTGAACAGTTGAAAGCATTGCGTTTGGAAGCTGGTTTGTCTGGTCAAACCATTGACGCTGCGGTTGCTAATAAATGGATGGGTACAAGGAAATACCTTGCCATTCGAGAAAAACTTGTGGAAGCAAACACGATTGACGAAGTACGTGGATTGGTCGGTGACAAAGTGTATCTATCTACGGCTCAACGGTTGCGTAACGCTAGGACCACCGATGAGATAGACGAGGTGATGGCCGATGTTCTCGGTGTTGCCCAGCAGGGTTTGGTGCGCAGTGTCATGCCAGGAACCCGCAGATTTTCGGTAAGTAACGCCCGCCGCGTTCAAGCCATTGACAATCTGGTAGGCGCATTTGAAGATACAAAACTTGGTCGTATTGCGGGTCGAGCGTTTGAGTACCGCCCGATGCAAAACATTATTGACTGGGATTCTGCTAATGAAACCGATGTGTTGCGCACGGTCAACGACGTAGATCGCTGGTTGAAAGCCGCGCTTATCAAGGACACAGCGGAAACGGTTGTCCGTAACGGTGAAGAAATCGTTATGCCAGGACGAGTTGAGTTCTTGGATCAAGTGGTTGATGCTTTGACCGGACCGAACGCAACACCAACTGCACGCAGGGCAGCAAAAGAACGGTTTGACAACATGATGAAAGAAGCGTTGATTCGTAACGGAGGCAATGAACCAGAAGTCATCAACGCCGTGTTTGACTATCACAGGGGTTGGTTGAAGCGTTCCCGTAGTTATCACGTTTCACTTGATGGAACCGTTGATGATGGTGGGATGTACATGGGTATTCACGGCGACAAAACATTTGCACAGGGAACGTTTGGTGGACCTTTGATGCAATCAGATTTGGCAAATGTGATTACCGAAATGCCCGATGTTGACCAAGTTCGAGCCTTGACTGGCAGATGGAATCGTATTTGGCGCAAACGCCCAACGGCATCAGGTTTGGATGTGTATGCCGATGAGAACATTCAACGACTTGCAGAAGCAGGCAGATTGAGGTTGCCGTTGGCGGTTGTCAGGAATCTACAAGAAAATGTGTTCAGGAAAATCGTTTTGGCTACCGGCGGATACGCAGTAAGAAACATTGCGGAAGGACAAATAAGTTTGACGCTTTCCCAACGACCAGTAACCAGCCTGTTTCGCCACCCATTACAGCACATGCAATGGATTGCCCACGACTTCGCAGCAGGCAGATCGGGCAGGCTCGGTCGTTTAGGTATCGGTGATTTGATGGGTGAACGTTGGACTGACGACATCGCTATTGCCAGCCAAACCGAATACCAAAAAGCAACAGGTCTAGCCGTAACATCCCACTACAAAAACCCGACAACAATTCTTCGACGCGGGACACGCACCGGCGATTTCGGTGTTGCCCGACGAGGCGTTGACGACAAAGTACGAGTCGTGTCCGGTCACGCCGATCAAGTCGGACGTATGAACGCAGACCCAGTGATGCGCCAGTTGGCCGACGGAATGAGCGACGACGAACTTATCGACTTTATTCGCACCACGGACGAAGGAAAAACATGGTTCCGTGACCAACAGGATTACCACATCAACGGACGCCCAGTACTTGACACCAGCGGTCCCAAACCAGTATGGACTACACAAAGCGTTGATTTGAATGACGAACACAACTTGCGCATGTTGCTTCAGTCGTATCGCAGCCGATACAACATGATTGTTGGCGGCCATGAAAGCGTCAGATTGGCTGTTGCAAAAGGTTTGATGGAACCCAAACAGTTGTCTGATGCCGACATAGCCAAGAACGGGTTGCGACCCGAAGACGCTGGAACCGTAAAACAAATCACTATCGGCAACCGTGTTCTTGATGTACGCGTAGACGCGAACGACTACACCATCGTCCGCCCGTTCGCTTTCCGTAACGGTGAAGCAACGAAAGACCTTGAAGATTTGCTTGGGCGCAGCGGCATCTATGACGATCCGAAAATTGCCCAAGAACTCACCTACGAAAGCAGGGCAACACCACAGCTCGCTCGAAGGGGAGTCAAAGAAGCATGGGATGACACCACCGACAGGTTCTTCGGTTTCATTGCAGGCAAACCATTGAAAGTGTTGGAACGTTCCCCAGCGTGGCGTCAACGGTTCTATTCGTGGGCCATTGACGAAATGGTTACGTCTCTGTCGCCAGCCGATCTTGACCGAATGATTCTTCGCATTGAGGACGCGGCACGAGCCGCTGGAGTAACACCAGCCCAGTATGTCGGTGACAACGGGCAGTTCACGGATGTGGTACGTCGACTGTTCGGTGTAACAGAACGTCCTGGTGATCGCTGGCAAAAAATCTTGGATTTGCAACAAAACCCAAGCAAACTAAAAGGCACTCTCACGTTGGAAGAAGTGAACTCTTTCGCCAAAGGTCAAGCCACCGATGACCTGTCTCGAATGGTTTATGACGCATCAGAACGAACGAACCTCATGGATGTAGCACGGTTCTTGGTTCCGTTCGGACAAGCACAAGTTGAGTTCTTCCGACGCATCAGTCGCATTTACACTGTAGAAACAGGTGGAGTACCACTACCCAACTTGTCGGCGTTACGCAAAACACAACTGATTGTTGAGAATGGTCGAGAAGCCGACCCCGACAACAACGGGCGCGGATTCTTTTTTACTGATGCACAAACCGGTGAATGGTCTTTCACCTATCCATTCACCGATAAATTGACGCATCTTGCTACTGGTGGAATCGGTGGCGGTCCAGGCGTCAAATCCATGTTCCAAGCACCAGTAAAGGGTGCGTTGATGGGATTGGATGTCCGCCCAGGATTGGGGCCTTTTGCGCAAATTGGTGCCACGATTATGTTGCGCGATCAACCGACCTATGACTGGGCGCGGGCACTGTTTTTGCCGTACGGCGAACTTGACATCGCAGGCAACAAAGGTATCGGCGGAACCGTCATTGACGCTCTTACTCCGGCATACGCCAAGAAACTACAATCAGCGTTCTTTGACAGCCCAGAATCACAAACCACTTACGGCAACACCTACTTTGAGGTCTACCAAGCTCTTGCCGCCAGCGGACAATACGATTTGAACGATCCGCAAGATGTGTTGCGTATGGCTGACGACACCACAGGAAAAGCACGATTCCTGACGGTGCTTCGAGCATTAGGGCAGTATTTTGGGCCGTCCCGCCCAACAAACAAACTCTCGGTAGAAACCAAGAAAGGTGACGTGTTCGTCAACCTTTTGGCACAGGATTTGCGTGAACGCCAGTTGCAGGACTACGACACCGCAATCTCATCATGGCTAGACGACTACGGCGAAGACGTGTTCGTGTATCTGTCAGGAAAGACGAAAGCTGTTGCTGGTGGTTTGACTGCTTCGTCAGAGTTCGGACAGTTTGAACGAAACAATAAAGGTTTCTTCAAAAAATACGGCTCAGTCGCAGGTTTCTTTGCCCCTGGTGGCACCGATCTTGACTGGCAGGTCTACACTCGCCAGTTGGAAACCGGTCAACGTGAACGCCTCACCACGGATGAAGCGTTGGCGGCAGCCCAACGATACATCGCCTACAAGAAGTATCGGTCGGTGCAAGAGTTCATCGGCCCATACCCGAACGGTGAACAACGTGACTATCTTGCCCGTTACCGCGAATACTTGGGCGAACTGTACCCAGGGTTCCAATACGCAGCGTTTGACCCGAACGAGTTGCGCCGTCGAATTGAACAGTTGAAGTTGGCCGCCAACGATTCTGATGTCGCGGATAACAATGTTGCTGATGCGGCACGCCGCTATTTACAGGTTCGTGACGCTGTTTATGCCCAAGCAGCCAACGCTGGTCTAAAGAGTATTGAGCGAGCGAAAGGGGCAGAGAACTTCCGTGGCTACCTGCGCGAATACGCCCAGATACTCATTCGAGAGGTACCTGAGTTTGAGAGATTGTACAATCAGTTGTTACAACAAGAGGTAGATGAATAATGGCAAAAGACGACGACAACAAGCAACCGGTCAATCCGGCTGAAGAAATACTCGGCGCCATACCGTCTGGCGAACGCGATCTCACTTTTCGTACAGGTATCCCAGCAAATTATCGCCCACCGTCAGGTCAACTTCCCAAACCGGTGTTTGACGAGAAAACTGGTCAGGAAATAACTCGTACCTATTATGACTTGACGAATGACCCTGGCGTCATTCTCAATGCCCTGAAACCTGAAACCCGTACCCAGATTCTCAATGGGTTGGCACAGAAAATTACTGGCTACAAACCAGGCACAGGCTTTGACGACAAAGATCGCAGCGCGTTCTCGGACTTGTTGTATTTCGCCAACATCACTGGCAAATCGTTTGCTGAAGCGTACAACGAGTTTATGCGCACCGTTCCAAACGTGCAAAAGGTGACTAAAGCGCCGACGATTCGTGTGTCATCCGAGGATGATGTGAAGGCGGTGTTTCGTCGCACGACCCGCGATTTGTTGGGACGTGACTTGGGTGATGCTGAGGCAGCGAAGTTCGCCAAAATGTATCGCAATCTGGAAATTGGTGAGGCTCAACGTATGCAAGCGGGTGGGGTCGTGGAGCAGGCGCCCGATGCTTCTGTGTTGGCTGAGAAGCGTGTTGAGAAACAGTTTGGTGTTGAGGCGCAGGCGTACAGAGCGATGCAGTTTATGAACATTATGGATGATTCAATTCGAAGGCTTGGTGCGTGATGGCTTCATTCGAAGAAACACGGATTGCTTTACTGCAAAAAGAAATTGACGACATCAACACACTAATTTCGTCGGCAGTAAAAACTGGTGCAAAAATCAACTACAAGCGGGACGATTATTCGGTTGTAGAAGCGGCACAACTTGTAAAAAATCTGACCGACGAACTTGATCTTCTTGTTTCCAAACGGGAAAGATTCCTGAAAACACAACAGGATCGCGCACGTCAAATCAGTCTCCTTGAATCAAACTTTGCAACCGCAACGAAAACGGTGACATGGGCGCAAAATGCGTTCACCAAAGGCGACATTGACGAATCGGTATTGCAAACATACCTTGATCGTGCAAACTCGTTGCGGCAACAGTTGAACGCGTTGACAACCACCCCTACGTCACGAAGGATGGCTGGCGCAACCGAAATTGGGGCAGCACAACAACGTGGAGTAACCGGTGAACTAACCGAGGAAGAACTTGCGGCCTATCAGCGGCGAAGTGAGGCTATGGGAACTCAGCTGATTCCGCCTGTCACATCACCAGAGACCACACCAAGCGGTGTGACACCAACTGGAACACCTCCAAAAGTTACCAAAAAGCAGGTGTCGGCTGAGTTGGCTGCCCGAAACCTTGAAGATACCCCAGCGAACCGTGCGGCAGTACGAAAAGAATTGACCGAAGCCAAAACAGTCAGTCCCGCTTATCGTGCCGATTGGGAAAACGAAGTCCGTCGCCTGTACTCACAGTATGCGTGGATGCTTGACGATCTTGACCGCAACAAATACGAGGACGTATTTGACCTTTTGGCTGAGGCGGTCAACCCCGAAACCAGAATTACCGATCCGCAACTTTTCAAGACACGATTTGAAGCTACGAGTTGGTATCAGGAACTTGCCACTCAGCAGATGGGTCGAAGGGTGCGTTCTGCGGTGGGCGCATTGTCGTTCAATCCTGCGAACTACGCAAAATTGTTGAACAATGCGATGCGTTTCGGTTGGGAGGGCGACAATCTGAAAGCCGAAGCGTACAAGGAAGTGTTCCGTAAGAACGATGATGGCACGTTTGCCAACCCGAACGCTGTGGGTGAAGCACGTAAAAGCAACGACTATTTGGCAATCAAGACGATTGGTAGCGCGTTCCTTAGCCCGATGTCTGACGACCGGATTGTTGAGACGTTGACGGGTACGACGACACGAGATGACCTGTTGCGGATTTATCGTGAGAAAGCGAAGGTGAGTAACCCGCATTTGGCGCAGGCGATTGACGCAGGTGTTACTTTGGAAGACATCGCTTATGACTATCGAAAGGCTGCTTCGGATGTATTGGGCGTTCCGTTGGCTGGTATCCCGTTGACTGAAGATTTTTTGGGTGCTGCGTTGAAGGCTGGTGAGCCTGGGAAGCCTCGTTTGATGACGACGAATGAGTGGAAGACTCAGTTGAAGTCAAACCCTGATTACGGTTATCAGTTCACTGGTACTGCTCGTAAAGAAGTGAATGACATCGTTTCCAGTTTGGAGAAAGCGTTTGGGTTCGTCCGATGAGCATTAGGGCCGACGATCCACGTCTCGCTGATTTCACTCCAGAGGAAATCACTCGCGGGCTACCAGAGCAGATAGCCGAACAAGAACGTCCTGGGGCACCGATGCAATACGACATCGTTTCGGACACGACAACGGTAGAGAATGGTCGCAACATTCGACGAATCCAGTATTCAAACGGTGTTGTTCAAACTCAGGATTTAGGTCCCGCCGAAGATACGCCGAACGATACGCCGGACGAAGTTACTATTCCGACTCCTGGACGAGAGTTTGACGAAGATGCGTTCTCCCGCCTCGGAGCATTGCTCGGTCGCATTGGCTTGCAAGGACTCACAGGACGAGTCCGTGAACTCGTATCCAAAGGCGTCACAGATGGTGATGCGATCTTGTTTGAACTTAGGGGCACTGAGGAATACCAGAAACGGTTTGCTGCCAACGCCAAGCGAGCCGCAAAAGGGCTACCGGAACTTTCGCCATCCACCTATGTCGGTTTGGAGGAGTCATACCGCACTCTACTTAGAGGCGCAGGACTACCATTGGGTTTCTACGACGAACCATCCGACTTTGAGAAGTTTATTGAGAACGACGTTTCCGCATCAGAACTGAACACCCGCGTGCAGCAGGGTTTCGTGATGGTTCGTGATGCCGACCCAGAAGTGAAACGTCAAATGCAACGTCTGTACGGTGTTGACGAAAACGGGCTGGCCGCCTACTTCCTAGACCCCGAACGAGCCACCCCGATCCTTACCCGTCAAGCCCAAGCAGCCAAGATTTCGGCTCGCGCCCGCGAACAGGCAGGATTCACCCTTCTTGCTCAAACCGCCGAGGACCTAGTTGCCCGCGGGTACAGCCCAGAAGAAGCACAAACCGCGTTTCAACGCGCAGGGCAGTTGGCTGGTCTGTATCAGGAAATGGGCGGCGAAGAAATGCTGACCGAACAGCAAAAGGTCGGTGCAGCTCTTGGCTTTGATGTGCAAGCACAGCAGGCGTTGGAGCGTCGTCGCGCTCAGCGTGTCGCAGAGTTCGCTGGCGGTGGGGCGTTTGCCCGCACCACAGGAGCCACCTCAGGCACCGTGGAAACCGGTGTCGGCACCGCCCAATAGCACCCCCTTGACAACAGTGGTCAATGTGCTACGCTGAGTGATGTCATAACGACACAGCCACCAGGAACCTCCAACCTGGTGTGGGTAAAGGAGTGAGCCAATGTCAAACATCAACGAGTTCGAAGACGATACTGTTGACGAGGCACCGAAAGACCCCGTG